CTCATATTATTTCCTTTATTTAATTAATTTTAATGGAATTGGCTTCCAATACCACCACCAGCAGTTCCACCTAATGAAGCACCTAACATAGCACCTTGTGGTCCACCACCTAAGAAGAAACCAGCTGCTGCTCCACCTAATGTACCTAATATTTGTCCTAAACCACCACCATTACCACCAGATGTTGTTGTCGTTTGAGTACCTGTTTGACTTGTAGTTCCCCAAGCTGGATTTGGATTGATTAAGTTTCTATATCTTGTTAAGTTAGCATAAGGGGCATTTTGTTCAAAATTCCATCTATTAGTGGCATCAGTCAATTGTGCTTGATTTTGTCCTTGTTGCATTTGTCCCATTTGATTCAATGATTGTATCATACCAATAGGCATATTAGCCATCTGATTAGCATTTCCAATACCTAAATTAGCAGCATTAGTTTCATAAGTATTAGCAGCATTTAATAATCCAGAACTTAAATTGTATTTATTCTGATTTATAGTATTTGCTAATTGTGATGCCTTAATTCTATTTTGATTTTGGAAATCATAAGCCCTACCTAACATATCAGTAGTTTGTGAAGCAGTATTCATTGCTCTACTTCTATCTGCTATACCTCCTGATAACGAAGGATTCTGTAACTGACCTTTTAACTGTGAATACATAGGATTAGTTGATATATTACCTCTAGCAATATTACTCGTCAGATTAGGATCTTGAGTATTCTGATACATCATTCTATTGATACCTTGTGAAGGATCATATAGATTATTATTACCTAAATAGCCAGATACATTACTTTTCATTGGATTCAATACATTACTATATGGATTAGATCTTCCACTCATTAAACCACTTACTATATCTTGTCCACCTTGCATAGCCTGTTGTAATTCAGGACTATTTACATAAGATGAAACATCTGACATAGCAGCTTTTTGTTCTGGTGTTAATTCTGTTACTTGAGACCAAGGAGTATATTTTTGTGTACCATCTGAATACAACCTAGTAGCTTCTTTATAACCTTCATTTATATAAGGTTGTAACGCAGTCCAAGGTGCGTTAGTATTTGTTTTACTTACTGGTGTTGTTTGAGTTCCACCACTATCACCAAATGACATATATTACTCCTATTAATTTAAAATTCATATTTAACCACCCCATCCGAATGATGAAGGCATACCCCAAGATGTATTATTCATAATTCCACCACCAAAATTACTACCACCAATTGCTGGAGCAGATGGAATACTAGCATTACTAATTCCCATTGATGAAGGAGATAAAGCACCGGAAAATCCTGAACCTATTGATCCACTTGGAGCTGAACTACCACCACCCATCATTCCAAATACCATAGGTGCTGCTTGTAATAATCCACCCATAATATTACCAGTCATACTTGTTTTTGGTGCAAATTGAGATGCAGTAGAATTAGATGTACCTGAACCACCTAAAGATGACGTAGGATCTATTAACTGTTTAAATCTTGAAATATTATCCCAAGGTGCATTCTGTTCATAATTCCATCTATTAGTAGCATCAGATAATTCTGCTTGTTTTTGACGATAAATATCACTACCTACTTGATAAGTTTGATTCATCATATCTAATGGCATTGCTAAAGCATTCTTATAATTCTGTAATCCATAACCAATATTTGTTAAATTATTACCAGCACTTTGATTATATAAATTACCTGCATTTGTAGCTTGAGCATTTTGTTGCATAGCAATTTGATTTAAAGCACCTAATCTATTATTCTCAGTATTAGCATAATCATTCATATAAACGTTATTAGCAGCACCTTGCATCTGAGCATCTAATGCACCTAATGCACTACCTTCAGCTAAAGCATTTCTACTAGAACCATAAGTACCTTGACCAATAGCAGCCCTTCTAAGTGTAGGTAATGTATTTGCCATAAAACTATTTGATAATTCTTGCATAGAACTATTTACTTTAGCATCACTATATGGATTTGATGTATCTCCATAAGCAAAGTTATTTAATACACCAGCATTATCTTGAAGATTATTATTACCAACAAATCCAGTCAATACACTACCAGCTTGATTAGCTAATTGACCATATTGATTATTTCCACCAGTTAATTGATTCCTTACAGCATTTTGTGTATTACCAATAAACTGTTGAGTTTCAGGACTATTGGCATAATCAGTAATACCTTTTTGAGCAGCTAATTGTTCAGGAGTAAATCCAGCTATTTGAGACCAAGGAGTATATTTTTGTGATCCTTGTGAATAGATATTAGCAGCATCTTTCATTGCCTGCATTAAATACGGAATAGCAGGAGCATATGGTGTCTGATTTGTTTTTGTATCTTCAACAGTTGTTTGAGCTGGTTGACTTCCGCCTCCACCAAATGACATTATACTTCTCCTAATAAATTTAATTCATTCAAATCATCATTCAATTTATTTGTTTCAATTAAATGCTTAGTTACTATTTCAATTTCATTTTGTTTTAAAATATCTGATTCTTTCTTTTTCTTACCAAATATCCTATCCCAATTATCTTCAAATTGTTTTCTATTTGCAGTAGGTCTTTGTGTACTACCTTTTCCACCATGAGTTTGCATATTATTTCTCCATTTTTAAGTATTTATATAATTACATTAGTATTTATCACTGGAGGTGATATATTGCCTTGCGGTGTAATTGGAGGATTAGGACTAATAATCCCTAAATCAGCTATCATTGCCTCTGAATCAGTCATACCTACATATTTATCAACTAATGTAGTATCATTTAAGATATATCTATCGGCATAGTAACTACCTAAGAAGTCAAATCTAGCTATATGTTGTGGTTCTATTGAAATCCCATCCCATTCGATAATAGATGCTTTCAAAGGTGTAGTAAAGTAAATATATTTCATAAAAAATCCTTATAGTAAAGTTGTAACAGAGCTCCAAGAACCAGCAGTATTTCCACCAGCATTAAAAGCTACAATATAAAAATAGTAAGTGGTATTTGGAGTCAACAAATTATCTGTCCAATTGGTAGCAATAGAAGTACCTTCATAAACCCATGTAGTACCATTCCATCTCATTATATAGTAATAATCTACAACACCAGAAGATGCTGTCCAGTTTATCGTAACATTTGAACGTCCTATATTTGTATATGTTGGAGTTCCAGGTACGCCAGGTGCATATGGTAATGTATTTAGAGTAGTGAAATTTGAATCAGCAGTTCCACTAGCATTAACAGAACGTATCTTAAAATAATAGGCTGCATTAGATGAAAGTCCAGAAACATAATAATATAAAACAGTTGAAGAACCAAGATAAGTCCAAGTAGCATTCCACCAATAATAAACCTCATAACTTGTAGCATTACTACCAGCTGTCCAGTTAATGGTAGCCGATGTTTGTGTTACTGAAGTATAGTAAGGATCGCCTGGAACACCTGGAGGTGGTATATATGTTTTACCATACGCATCAAATAATGATATAATACCACTCACCTTACCTAATAGATTCCTAACGGCTGTATCATTTAAAGATATAGTTCCACTAAGACCTAATTCAGTTCTTACGTCTAATAAAGATATAGGTCCACTACTTGGCAGAGTCATCTTTTTTCTCCAAAGCTCTAATTCTTAACTCTTGGTTTTTACAAACTTCTATTAGTAAAGGTACTAATTTAGATTCAGCAACTGTTAAATTACCATCTTTGTCCTCTTGAACTAAAGAAGGGAAAATAGCTTGGACTTCTTGAGCAATTGTACCTATACCTTCTTTTGACATATTATTCTTATTAGCGAACTTTCTTTTCCAATTAAAAGTATTACCGCTTAAAGACATTAATTTAGTTATAGGATCAGTAATAGCTTTAATTTTAGTCTTCAATCGTTTATCTGAATAAGCTGTTACATTTCCTGTAGCTGTAATTGCTCCAGAAACATATACATCACCAGTAGTTTGAATAGCATAACTAGCATTATTTATTGTAACATTCTTAGCATTCTGAGTAAATGCAGCTGAAGAACCATTAGAAACACCAATAGAAAAACTACCCGTACTATAAGCACTACTAAGGGTTGTAAAGTTATCACTAGCATCTTGTACACCTAAATGTAATGTACAACCCTGACCAGATACAACCATACCCTCAGTAGCAGCAAATCTTCGTAATTGTACCCAATTACCGTATTTAATACCAGAATTAACTAAATTACTATAAATACCCACAGTATCAGCACCAACATACTGTTCTCCAATAGTTAAAAAAGGAGATGATGGTATAGCAGTTGAATAACATTGAATCTCATGAGAATTATTCTCATTGATAGTAATCCTCATATTATTACTTAATCTTGAAGCAAAATTACCAGTTGCTGCACTTAATGTACCTGAAAAAGTAGCATTACCAGCAGTATCTATAGCGAATGTTGATGCACCAGCTGATGTAAAACCTACTAATCCATTAGATGTCATAGCTACACCATTACCAGATGTTCTTTGACCAGAACTATTAATAACTAAGTTACCAGCAATAATTGCCCCAGTTCCAGATAATATATTATTCACAGATTTTGATAATCTATCTGCAGCTGCATTATTAGCTGCATTAGCAGTAGTTTGAGCATTTACTGCGGCATTTTGAGCTGCATTTGTAATATTATTCAATAATAATTGTCTTTCATTATAATAATTTGTGAAGTTATTTCTAAAAGTTGTACCATTTATCGATATAATACTACTATCAGAACACCAAGCATTTCCTGATGTTGGTGGATTCTCAATTAATATTGGTGAAGAAGTCAAATAATTTGATAATGTAGTATATGCTGTAGTATAATTAGTGCTTGATACACCAGCACCAATAGCTTTATTTACATTATCTTGTGCTTCACTATAAATTGATTTCCAATCGATAAATATTGAAGGTTTTTCATCCTGTGTAAGATAACCATCACTGACAATATAACTGATATTTGTTAAAGCACTATTTGCAGATGCTTGTGCATTATCTGCATCTATTTGTGCTGCATTAGCAATAGCATTCAATAATAATAGTCTTTCATTATAATAATTTGTGAAATTACTTCTAAATGTAGTTCCTACTATGGTTATTTTACTACTATTAGAACACCAAGCACTTCCTGTAGTTGGTGGATTCTCAATCAATATAGGTGATGCAATTAAATAATTAGCTAATGTATTATATGCATTAGTATAATTAGTACTTGATACACCTGCACCAGTTGCTTTACTTACAATATCAGCTCTTTCATCATAAATTGTTTTCCAATCAACAAATATTGCTGGTTTTTCATCCTGTGTAATAAAACCATCACTAGAAATATAATTGATATTATCTAAAGCAGTATTAGCAGATGTTTGAGCAGCATTAGCAATAGCATTTAATAATGCCTGTCTTCTGTAGTAATAATCAGTAAAATTATTTCTAAACACAGTTCCATCAATTGAAATATTAGAAGGATCTGAACACCAAGCATTACCTGTAGTTGGTGGATTCTCAATCAATATCGGAGAAGCAATCAAATAAGCAGATAACGTAGCATAAGATGCTTCATAATCAACACTAGATACATTAGAAGCAAATGCTTGTGCTACAATACCATTTTTTTCATCATAAATTGTTTTCCAATCAATAAATATCGTATTTTTTTCACCTTGAGAAATGATATTATCACTTACAATAACTGATATTGAATCTAAAATATTTGTTATATCTGTACTCAAAGTAATTTGTTTATTAGCAAGTAATTTTGCATCTGTTTTATTTTCTTCAGTTATAGAATTAAATAATTCTTGTCTTTTATTATAATAATCAGAAAAAACACTTCTAAAATAAACTCTATCAACTGGAATATTATATTGATTTGCTATCCATTCAACACCTGTAGTTGGTATTTGGTCTATTTCTATCGGATATGATGTCAAATAATTAACTAATACTAAATACGCAGACGTATAAGCATCTGCACTAGCTTTATATAATGATGCCTTAGCAATAATATCAGGATACTCTTTATAAATTGTCAACCAATCCAAAAATAAGTTTGATTTTTCATATTGAGCAATATATCCATCATCTGATATTGTAGCTATATCTTGATTAGCTTTATCTGCTGATTCAATTGCTTGTTTTGATAAAGCCGTTACATTAGTTAAAGATGTATCAATCTTTGTTAATGAAGTATTTAATAAAGCATTTACCTCTTCTACACTAGCAATAGTTCTTGATACAACCGTATTTGTTACTTTAAAACTATTATCAATTTCAGTCATCTTATTGTTATAAGTTGCTACTGCATCTGATTGACTGTTAGTAAGCCCCGATGTTGCTTGATTAATTAAATCAATAGTATTACCAATAGTTACCAACTCATTGTTCAAATATGATGGTAAAGCATTTGCATCTGATGGAACAGGAAGATTATTATAAGATATATTACCTTTATCCATTACCATTTACCTCCACTTGAAATTTCAAGTTCAAAATTTTCCATAGTCCATTCAATATCAGTAGTTGATTCAATTCTAATACTAATCCATCTGCCTGTAGCAAAGAAATCTAATTTATAACCAGTAACAATATCAAATGGCATAGCTGGAGACCAAATAATAGGTTCATTTCTCATCATTTGTGTTCCAATATAAAAATTTACAATATTACTTGTACCACTTAATTTACTCATCTTTGGATAAATCCTTTTTACAATCTTAATAGATTCATCATCTGATAAATTGATATTCTTACGTTCAACAGTTGAAAGCATATTAACTCCAACTTCTTGATTACTGGTTGAATCTAATAAAACTAATTTCCAATGAGTTAAATCAGCTTCTACCATAAAATACTTATTTTTATAGTATTTAGAAGTATCGTAAATATAAGAAGCACTATTAAAAGTATCAGGATTTAAATTAAATTCAGATGCTGTTGAAATATCTAAAGGCATAACTGATAAACATTCAGTTGGTAATACTGTTCTTGTAGTCCAAACATTTGTTTCATAATTAAATATATAAACAGATGTTATAAGTGCATTAAAAGTTGGAATACATAACCAAACTTCATTCTGTTTATAGTTAGGAACTACATGGCAATTACTAAATGATATTTGATCTATATTATTAAATATTGTTTGACGTAATCTTTGGTCAACAATAGATTTATAACTATTACCATCATGTATAATAATGTCATCTTCTGTAACTACCAAATGACCACCTTTTACATCACATACACAATCTTTAGAAACAGCACCAACGTTATTGAATATCTGTTTGATACTGAATATATTATTTCCACCGATGTAATACATTAGATACATAGCTTTTTTCTTATAGATTACTAGATTGTCACCTAATAACTTCATATCAATGATTTCACCAGGCGTATCTGATAAATCCATATAACCAGCATCATTTGTAATATCAGAAATGTCCCATGTTGTCGGTAATTCACCTGGCAAAGCACTTCCAGACCATAATATTCTTGATGGATAATTAGTGGCATTATCAGTAATATTACCAGCAATTAAATGAGATTTAAATGCTCTAATAATTCCACAATACATATTGTCTGGAAATGATGGTAAATCTATTAAAGGTGTTCCAGGCATTGCTGGTTTCCAAACTTGTGGTCTATCATAATTATTATTAAATATTGGAAATGTATTGATAACTGTATGTTGCCAATTAACATTTGAATACTGATAATTACCAGATGTTCTAGTTATATTTGTCCATGCACCAGAATAATAACATTGTACCTCTGTTCTACTAAAAACTAAAATAAAATACATTTCATTATTAGGAGATATGAATGCAATATAATGTGGAGGAATTGGAGTTGATACAATTTCCTCACTTCCATTTATCTTCCTAATTGAACCATCTTTAAATCTTACGTTGGTTGCTTCAGTCCATACAAAAGGATCAACAGGTAATAATTCACTATTGACATCCTTTACAAGACCAGCTCCAGCTAAGTTATTGAATGATACTATCATAAATATCCTTTATACTATTAGTGCTTGGAAACATGCAGTAGTTACTGCATTATAAGTGTTTCTTAACGTAAGAGTTGAATTGATATAATCAACTTTTAATGCAGAATAAGCTAATATTTCTGGACCTTTATGACTTGCAGTAACATTCACTACAGTCTTACCAACCCAAGCAGCATTAATAGTAGATACATCTATAGACCAAGATTGTAATCCACCAAGTGCATGTGTTCCCCATAACATAATAGCCCCATTTGGTAACATAAACCAACAATAGTTTGAATCAACAATCGATGTATTAGAATCTCTATTACAAAATTCAGTTGTAGCAATTTTAGTTGATTTATCATTTATTGGTTGAGTTACAGCAGTTGATGTACTTGAACCTAAAGAAGCTGATGAAATAGCCCCTGGCACTGTAGTTATAATTCCAGCATCTGAAATTTTAAATAACGTAGTATCATTAGTTGAATTTCTTATTTCTAATGATCCAGTAGCATCCATTCTAACATACTTTTTAATATTAGTTGCACCAGTAGAAGTGTTTTTTAATTCAATAAAAGTAGCTAACCCAGCACTAGGATCATCTTTACTAGAAATATTTACAGTAGCTAAACCAGTAGTATAACCTATTTGTAATCTACCTCTTTCATCAATAACAGATCTTACTGCCCCATTAACAACAAAATTAATTTTACTAGTTAGTCCATTACCAGAAATAATATTAACATATGGATCTGTGGCATCTTTACTAACTGTTACTTCACAATTAGATGAGGTACTATAAAATCCCATTGTTGAGCCTCTACCATAAAATACACCTGGAGAAGTTTGAGGACCAATATGTAAAAAACAATTTGCTGTATTACTTTGTAATCTTATATCTTGTCCTACAATATCTAAATCATATGCTGGAGTAGTAGTATTTAAACCAAATTTACCTGTTGAATCAATAGTTAATCTTTCAACTGAACCAGCTGATAAAGATAATCCATCTGTACTTCTTATCATAACCTTTGTTGATGTACTAGGTGTATAATTAATAGTATCTGTTATAAAATCACATGTAGAATTTTTAACTATGAAATAAGTACCATAATAACTAAGATTATAAATTCCATTTGCCTTAATTATTGCTGGATTACCATTACAATCCTTTAGTAGTACAGCACCTAAAGAACTTACATTGATTGTAGGACTTTTAGTCAAACTAGAGTTATTTGCTCTAAATGTAAATGATTTACCAGAAGCATATGCTGCCCAAGGCAATATAGGATTTACAACATAAGTATCTGCTGTTCCAATATCAACTAAAAATTCTAAAGAATTAAGTGCATCATTTGAAATAGTAACAGGTCCTGAAACCATAGGAAATGAATTTTTAAGAGTTGATTTAATCAATCTAATATGGTCATCTGCTGTACTAACTAAATCAGCACCAGCAGGGTTTAATTGGTTTAATTGATTGATATATTGTGCTGTTTCTAAAGCCATAATTTATTCCTTTTTGTTATACTACATAATCACTAAAACTTCTCATGACATTTCCAGACCATGATTCTTCACCAAACTTTCTTAGAACTTCATATATTGCATCATCATATTTTTGTTGATATAATTGAACCTGTGTTAAATCATTAGCAAAAATACTACCTTCAATTAAAGCACCATACAAATAAAGATATGGATAGTTATCTAATATAAAGTTAGTTGGTACTAAGTTACTTAATGAAACTAATTTTGTTTCATACGTTAGTTTTACACTATAAGATGAATCAGGTTTCAATGAGAAATAGATATTATCACCGATTATATTATAAAACTGTGGAATACCTGTTGTTCCTAATGAATTATAATTAGCTAATTGATGGTCTGAAATCAACTCACATACAACTTGTGGATTAGATAAAATAACTACTGATTGCATAGATACATAATCTAATGGTAATGCTAAAGTTTCTACTCCAGCCGTCAATGTAGTTGTCAAGCTAGTTGATAATTTTCTACCTTTAATATTATTTGCTATCTTTGATTCTGCTAATTGAATGAATGTAGGGATAATATCATCTAAATCTGAACGATGCATAAAATCAGCAATATTTGATTTTAATTCAGTGTAATTAGTAAGTTTACTACTATTTATATTAGGTGGTAATACTTGTTCATCAAATTTAGCATTAACTTCAGCAATTGCTTCATTATATTTTTGTTGGTAGAATTGAACTTGGTCTGGATCATTTGAATAAATACTAGCTTCAATTAAAGCACCATACAAATACAAATATGGGAAATTAGTTAGAATAAAATTCGTTGTCACAACATCAGTTAATTTAATTAAATTTGCTTCATAAGTTATTTTTACAGTATAACCACTATCAGGAATAGCTGAAAATCTAATAGTATCACCAACAATACTAAAATATTTTGGAATCCCTTTATCACCTTTAGCATTATATTCAGATAGTTTAGTATCAGAAATCAACGAACATACACTATTAGTTGTCGATAAAACAACAATTGAGTGAATAGATACATAATCTGCTGGTAATGATAAAGTTTCTGTATTAGCTGTCAAAGTAGTTGTCAAAACTGTAGTTAATTTTCTACCTTTAATATTATTTGCTATCTTTGATTCTGCTAATTGAATAAATGTAGGAATTACACCTGTCAAATCAGAACGATGCATAAAGTCAGCAATATTTGTTTTTAACTCAGCATAAGTTGTAATCATTAGAATCCACCATTAACAGTCATAAACCCTCTATTGTCTTTTAACCAACGTTTAAGTCTAGGCATATCATCGTTATTAAATACATCAATATTAAATTCTGATTTCAATTTATGGACTGTAAGCATATCTAATTCGGCAATCTTTCTCATATCACCTTCTTTAGTAAATCCATTACTTGAATTATTTCTTTCGTATTGATTTCGTTCCATTAAATCTTTTAAATCAACTGACATCCTATCAGTAAAAGTAGCTGTTGATGGGTCATAATATGTTTTTGTTATGATTCCATCTTCATTCATAGTTGTACCCATCAATTTCATATTACCACTCCACTGGAACAATATTAATAACTGCTGCTGCTGAACCTTGAATATAAGCAATATGAGTACAACCTGTTACATCTAAATATTCTGCATAATTACCAATTGATAAACTAGCTGTTGTAGCTACTACTGATGAATTACCTGGCAATACATATGCATAACCTACAGGATCTGAACATTTAACTCTAATTACTCTAGCAGTTGTTCCAGCAGCATTAACTGGTAGTGCTGATCTTGCTGAAGCTGCACCAGATGTTACGGTAATACCATCAACTGTTACTTTTATAGCATCATCTAAATTAGCCATTTTATTTCCTTTATTTTATTAGTTAAAAAGGGGAATTTAATCCCCTTATTGATAAGTTTAAATACTTATGTTATTCAGCACAAGCACAAGAACTACCACCATCACATCCAGGACATTCACCTCGTTTTAGACATGTACCTTTCTTTTTCTTTTCTTTAGTTTCTTGTTTTTTTGTTTCTTTTTCTTTAGCCATTATAGCCTCCTATATTGATAAATGAATCCCCAATATCGTCATATCAGAGATTCATATTAAGTTAGATTACTGTGTTAAATCTCTGATAGAACCATTTGCATTATTTGCATCTACTTTAAGTGCAACCTCTGCAATGATTTCTTTAGCTTCATAGTCACCTGTAACAGCTAGGTCTTTAACGGTAAAGTTTCTCAAAAATGCTGATGCCAATTTACCTGATTCTAATACATAAACTGTACCTTGGTTAGCAGTATAAGTTGTTGAACCAGATGTTAAATCTTGGAATCTATTAGAAACAACTTTCAATGTACCGAAATCACTTTCATATACCGAGATAGTTGAAACCAATGTTTTGTTAGAAACATCCTGAAATCTTGTATTAGATGAACTAAACCCTGAAATTGCTTGACGCTGAATTGGGTTTGCCATAATAATATCAGGATCACCACCAGCAGAATATACTTGTTGAATTACTGATTTCAATAAAGTTTCTGTGATAGCTCTGTTACCAGCTGCTGTACGAGCTGTGTTGGTTGAATATGCTGGCATTGTTGCACCAGAACCAATTGAGTAGTTAGAATCAACCCAACCATTTAAACCTCTTGTTTGACGAGCAGTTGTTGTATTACCAGCATTTTGTGTAGCATTGTTTAAAAATGCCCATTCAATATCACGTTTCAACTCTTTGGTTTTCTTCGTTAATTGATAAGCCATTTCATCTTTGCCTCTACCTGCTTTAGTAGTATTTTGTGCAGTACCTGAAACAGTAGCTGATTTAGCAAAGATTTGAGTATAACCACCAACTCGTGTAGTAGCACCAAATGTAGCAGATGGAGCTGTATCACCTTCTAATTGAGCATTTGAGGCAGCTGGTGCTAATGCATCCATTTGCCATTCAGTATATGTATTAGTAGCTGAATCTTTTCTCAATAAGTTAGTTAATGGGCAATCAGTAGGTGAGATATTTGCAATCAAATCTGATAAATTTTCTCTTGTACCAATTTCGTTATATGTATGTGTTGCAGCTTGAAGTGCCATTGTGTATTCCTTTTATAAATTTAAAATAATTAAGTTATTTTCTCTACTAAGATAATATAATATAGTACATTAGGGTCCAGATGGTTATCCTTTACTTATATTCTATTACGTTAATACATTATTTTAGAGAAGTAAATAATATATTATTTTAGGATTAGGAGATTATCCAAAAGGGTTCTCCTAATCCTGATATTCACTATTTATACTACTTAAAGTAATTGAGCCATTAAAGCAGCAATATCTCGGTCATTACCTTGAGATAATACTTGTTTTTGTTTAGCTTTAAATTCATCTTGTTCAGTTGTAGTTGTTGCAGTACCAGGTTTCAATGTTTTAGAAGGTTTTGAAACCACTTGTTTCTGAGTAATAGTATTACTTTTCATCAACTCATCATAACGTCTTGCTTTATCAAGAACAATTACTTGTCTAGGATCAATTAAACCATTAAGTTCGTGAGGTTCAAAACCAATGGTTTTAGTTGCAAAGTCTCTCAAAGCATTTAATGCTGAACCATCATCCCAACCTTCAATTGATTTAGATAATACTTCGTTAGCATGAACTAAACGTCTATTGAAATCCTCTTGTTGTCTTTGAATTTCTTGTTGTTGATATTGATTATATTGTTGAACCATATTCTGTGCAGCTACTTGGTTCTGATTCACAATCTTTTCTAATTTAGCCTTTTCAGCAATATATTGTGCTGGATCTTCAGTTGCTAATTTAGTGAATTCAGGATCATATAATCTATTAGTAGCATCTTGAATATTTGCTTGTGCTACCTGTGCCAACATTGGAATAGATTGAAGATATTGATTATATTCACTTTCTTGTTGAGATAATGCTTGTTTTTGTTGAGCAACCTCTTGAGTTTTCTGAGTATAATCTGATTGTCTTTGATAACCATTTTTCAATTCATCTAACGTAACTTCTTGTTCCTGACCATTTACCTTAACTTTTACTTTGTAATCAGTTGGTAAAGCAGTTTCAGTTTCAACAGGTGCTTCAACAACTGTTGTTTCTTCAGTTTCTTCAGGCTGTGGATTATTTAATAAACCACTAATAGATTCAGTAATAGCATCTTCATTATATTCATCATTTGATACTTCTGTATCTAAAAATTCATTTTCCATTTTATTTTCCTATTTTGTGAGTGTTTAATTACTTGTTCACGTGTCTATAAATCTTTTTATCGCCTTGAAGACCAACAAATGTAGTTTGATATGTAATTTCTACGTCAAAGATTGGTTGCATATCTTCAAAATAACCAATAGGTGTTGCTTCAAAATTACCAATAGGTTTTACTCCTGTTGGTCTTCCATTTTCCGTAATAATTCCAACTCCGCTTGTTGCATCTGTGTTATCGGTATTTTCAATTCCGTCAATAACTGAATCAATCCCTGATTCTTCTGCCACAGTGTTTGTAGTTGCTCTGGATTTTGTTGTGTTTGCCATTCTAAATAATTCCTCTCTTGTATTTCTCTTATTTTATTAGTAAATAATTCATTATCAAAGATTTCTTTAAAGAATTTACCTTCTTCGATAATCTTTCTCAAACGATTCCCTTCTAAATCTATCATATTTATTCCATTTATTAAAATGTGGATAATAAAAGCATTTCAATAATTAGTTCATCATCAATTATATTCTGAGGTCTATGTTTTTCTAATAGTTCAGCTTTATATATTGCTTCTTGTCTTTGTTTCTCTAATTGTTGTGCTCTTTTAAATTCTTTTTGTCTATTTATTTCAACTAATCTTTTAATAGCAGAATCTAATAATTGGTAATCTTCTTTATAATCAGTTAAAGGTATTTCTAACTTATTTATACTGAAGACAGGCTTTTCTATAATATCATCTAAATTTATTTTATTTAGTTTATAATCAGTGACAACTTCTTTAATATCGTCGTATTTTACCTTATTTTCATAGGCTTTTTTCTGAGCTAAATATGCTTGATACTCTTTCTCTGTTAGATGGAATTGCCTACCAAAAATAGTATATATTTTTTTCTTTTTCTTTACTACATACATCCCTGCTTTCTGAATCGTTTCCAATTCAGAGCAGGCAAATGTAGTATCAGCAAATGTGAAGGTTGCGAACATTATAAGATAGCTGTTTCAAAAGGAGTTAAATCTTCTGTTGTCCAAAAATCCTTTGCTAACATAATTTTAATATGTTCTTTATTTCTTTGAACACAATCAGCCCATTCAGTATCATTCATATCTACAGGTTTCCCTTTAGATAATAGATTAACTGAATCCATTGTTGAATCATAGTGTCTTTTAATTTCAGTTGCTTCCATTTTATTTTCCTTCTAAAGTTTCTAATCGTTTATTTATACTATCTATTAAAATTTTCTGGCTATCTATCAAAGATTGTTGTTCCTGAATAGCTTTAACTAATACAGGTATTAAATTATCTGATTTATATCGTAATTTATCAGTATCTTTAGTGTCAATAATAACTGAATTATCACCTTCTAATTCCAATATGTCTTGTGCTTTGAAACCATAATGAATATCACCTGTTGGTTCCTCAATATCTCTATTTATCTTAAATTGATATTGAATAGGTTTTAATTTATTAACGAAATCCAAACCATGAGGAACTTCTTTGAAATTCATTTTATCTCTAGCATCAGATACAACTGTCCAAGCAACCTGAATATAAGCATTTGTTACAGCTGTTGAACCCATACTAATGTAATTATTTTGAGTTGTAATATTAAATGCTGGGGCAGAAACACCAGTAGAATTTAAATCACCAATTACTATATTCGCTGCACCAGTAGAAATATTAAAACCAGCATTATTTCCTAATCCAATATTATAATTACCAGTAGTATTAGAATATAATGCAAATTTACCAGCTGCTGTATTACTAATACCAGTAGTATTAGATCTTAATGCATTTGATCCTAAAGCAGCATTATCATTTCCAGTAGTGTTAGATCTTAATGATTCATCACCTATAGTAGCATTATTATTTCCAGATACGCTAGAAATCATAGAATTATTACCTACGGCTGTATTACCTATACCAATTGTATTAGAATATAAGGAACTATAACTTACTGCTGTATTGGAATAACCAGTAGTATTGGAATATAATGAAAAATATCCTACGGCTGCATTATTATTTCCAGAAGTATTAGCTCTTAATGATGCAGAACCTAATGCTGTATTTTGTGTTCCAGTTGTATTAAAATATAAAGAATAATCACCAAATGCTGCATTGAATCCACCAGTTGTAGTTGCTTTAAGTGAGAAAAATCCATTGGCAGTATTATTAGATCCAGTTGATACATTTAAGGCATTATAACCAGTAGCTGTGTTATTGTTACCAATTATATTAAATCCTAGTGCTGCAGTACCTATAGCTGTATTACTTGAACCTGTTGTATTTGCATTAAGAGCACTTGATCCAATTGCTGTATTACTACCACCTGTTGTATTTGCATAAAGGGCACTATAACCTACAGATACGTTATTACCGCCTGTTGTATTTGCATAAAGGGCACTATAACCTACAGCTGTATTGCTACTTGTAGTCGTATTTGAATAAAGAGCTCCATATCCTAATGCAGTGTTATAATTTCCTGTTGAATTTATATAAAGTGATGAAGCACCTACAGCTGTATTACTTGATCCTGTATTATTGTAAAGTGACAAAGCACCTATTGCCGTGTTACTACTAGCAGTAGTATTTAAGTAAAGTGTTCCATACCCTAATGCAGTATTACTACCACCGGTAGTATTTGAAGCTAGTGTATTTGTTCCTAAAGATGCGTTACCAGCACCAGTAGTATTTGCAAATTGAGAAGAATAACCTACTGCTGTATTATTATTTCCAATTGTATTTGATTTTAGGGCAACATATCCTAATGCCGTATTACTACCACCTGATGAGTTACTAAATAAAGTTTGATGACCAACAGCTGTATTATTAGTTCCTGTATTACTTGCCGGTGTAATTGAACCTTTAAGTGCTTCATACCCTATACCTACTTGGTTTGAAACTGCTAATTGGTTATAACCAGCATAATAACCTATGAATGAGTTATTTGAACCCGTTGTATTTGAGTAAAATGAATAATAACCTAACGCTGTATTTCCAGCACCAACAGTAGTTAAAGCACCAGAATAATAACCTATGAATGAGTTAGCTCCGCCGGTCGTAGCTGTATAACCAGCGTAACCTCCTAAAAATATATTATATGATGAAGTTGTATTTGAATAACCTGAATAACTACCAACAGAAGTATTACCAATTCCTGATGTGGTTGCTCCCAAGCAATAGTACCCAATAGCTGTATTATTTACTGAAGTAGCACTGGATAGAGTAAATGCACCTAAAGCAGTATTTGCTGATCCTGATACATTAGTTTGTAAGCTACCAGATCCAACTGCTGTATTACTATTTCCACCTACACAGGATTTTAAAGTACCATTTCCAACTGCTGTATTATTTCCTTGTGCACATACTGATAGGGCATATGACCCTACTGCTGTATTACCAGGATAGTTACTATTTGCATATCTTAGAGCTGAATACCCAATTGCCGTATAATCAGTGGCAGTAACCTTACTACCAATAATATTTCCAAGTGCCATCTCACCAATTGCTGTACTTCGTAACCAACCACCACCTCTACCAACAGTGATACCATTAACTAATAAATCTCTAGCCCAATAATAATCATTCTTTTTTTCTTTCTTTAAAACTGGTAAGTTACTTCTCATTAGTAATCTACTCCTCTTGCTTCTACTACAATTCCTGATGCTAAAGTAACTGATGTAGCTACATATAAACGTTCATTTGCACTTAATCTTAAAGGATAATCCTCAGAATAACTTGTAAAGAATGTTTCAGGTACTGCTGTTGTAGTTGCATAAGTATATGCCGGGATAAGTACAGAATCAATTAAACGTAAAGTTGTTCCTGAATCTTCAGAACTGAATAAGTATAAAGCTGTTGCTGTAATCGTTGCTCTTGGTAATGCTCCGATTGCTGTAACTATAGAACCCTCTACACCTGCTGTAAAAAGAAGTAAAGCATTAGTTGGACTATCAGTCGTAATACCACCAGTAGCTGTAGTTAAAACTGCTGTTGAATTGTTAATGGTTTGTGCCATTGGTGCTGTATAAGTTTTTGCCATATTAGTAATATCCTAAAGTTAATGTATGAAGTGTTGGTAAATCAATTCCACCGCCACCACCTGAAGCATTTAAAACTCCATTTACGTCGATAGATAATCCAGTACCAACTTTAATTCCACCCAATACTGTATTAGATGCAGTAGGTAAAGTGTATGGATCTCCTTTATTATTAAAGGTATTCCAATCAGTGCTAGTTAAATATCCGTTTGTTGTTGAATTAGCGGCAGATAAGGTGTTTTGTTTATTGTTGAATGTTGTCCAATCAGTTGAAGATAAAGCTCCTCTATTAGTTGCACTTGCAGTCGGAATATTCAATGTAATTACAGGAGTTGTTGTTCCAGTTGCTACAGTTGAACTTATATCTGTGCCAGTTGTACCTAAAGTTAATGCAGATACATTAGTTACTGTCCCTACATTAGTTGTATAACCATTAGGATTTGTACTATTATAAGGAGTATATCCTAATCCTGTAATAATCTGTGCTGAAGTTACACTATTTACATCTAATACACCTGCTGTGATTGATAAACTAGTACCTACTTTAATTCCACCTAATACAGTATTAGATGCAGTTGGTAATGTATAAGGAGCACCCTTGTTATTAAAGGTATTCCAATCAGTGCTTGTTAAATATCCATTTGTAGTTGAATTAGCAGCACTTAAAGTATTTTGTTTATTATTAAATGTATTCCAATCGGTTGAACTTAAATATCCATTTGTTGTTGAATTAGCTTGTGAAATACTAATTACAGGTGTAGTTGTTCCTGTAGCAACAGAAATTGGTCCAGTTCCTGATGTATTTGTTACAGTACCAACGTTTGTTGTATAACCATTTGGATTTGTACTATTATATGGTGTATATCCTAATGCAGTTGTTACGTTGCTTGATGTCAATTGTTTATTTTTCCACAAAGTTGTAGAAGTTTCATAAACTAAAAAATCATTGTTAGTTGGAGTAACTATAGCTACATCATGTAATTCATCTAATTCAAATCCATTTTGAACTTTTACATCTATTTCACCATTTACTCCATGTACTCTAGTTACAACACCTAAATATACTAAATGATTTGGTGCATGAGGTTTATTTGCTAATCCAAATAATAATCCACCAGCAGTTGTTGGACTTAACCAAACGGCATCACCAATTGTTGCTGCTAATGTATTTAAAGGTACACCACCTGTTCCAGTTAATAAACCATGATCAACAACATACCCAATTCCATTTACAGCTAAATCAGTTTCTAATAATCCAATGGTTTTACTTGAAGTCAATTCAGTATTTGCTTGTGCTAACTTTACTAATATATTAGTTCCATTAGCTCCAGAAATATAAACTGCTTGTCCTTTAGTCAATGCAATACCTGAATCATTCTTAACCAAATGTTTTAAAACTTGTGTATAAGAAGATGGTGGTGCTGGAGCATTTACAAAGTCAGTTCCATTAAAAACAATAGTTTGATCTAATACAGGATTAGTAATAGTTACAGGTAATGCTCTTTCTGCTAATAAAGTAACAGCTAATATAGCATTATTTGTTAAATCAATTGGTAATCCTGAAGAACTATCACTAAATGTTCCTCTACTTAAAGTGTGTGTTGAATGATTATAAGTACAAGCTTTTCTAATTTCCCAAGTTGTAGGTCCATCAGTAATTACAACGTCAAATAACAAACCATTATCATTAGTATCAAAGGTTTGATAATCCAAATAAGCCGTCGAAATAACAAAATCACCTAAAGTTGAAGGAGCATTAGTTATTGTTGTCTTATATCTATCTCTAAATGTAATCATTCTTATGCTCCATCATCAATAGCTAAACCAATTACTCTACCCATTTCATCTCTTACTACTTTTTTAGGTTTATTTATTCTAGAATTTAATTCATGAATCATACTTAACATATTATCACTTTGTTCTTTCTGTTTTTGTCTTTCTTGTTCTAAGAATGCATTTTCTTGTTCTCTTCTACTAATAAGTTGTGCATATAATGAAGTTTGTCCATTGTTCATTTGATTTTCATCCAATACTTTAGTTAAGTTATTTATTTCAGATGTTGATAATAATTCACTACTTGGATTTAAATTACCAACTTGAGCTATTTGTGATGCCATAACAGCTCCACTGTCTATATTTGACAATTTAGCTAACTCTAATTCATATTTAAGTTGAATTTCATATTTTTTCAATTCAAACTCTCTATCAGCTTTCAACTTATCTAATTCAAATTCAGCAGTTTTAATCAACATATTTTGTTCATTAGCTTGTTTTTGTGTTTCTACTAATGCTAAATTAGGATCAATAGGTGGTGGTTGTACTTGAGATTGCATAAATTGAACCATTTGTGTATATTCTTGTCCACCTGGCTTATTAAAATACACAGAAGGATTTGAATATCCCATTGATTTCGTTAAATCACTAATACTATTGAATATCTTCAAAGGGTCAATCATAGAAACTAATGAAGGATTCTGTGACGACATTACTTTCTCTTGAATACTTAAAATATTATTAAGGTTATTCATTTCCTGAGCTGAATCAAGACTACCTGTCCCTACATTAACTGATATATTTTTAAGGTGTTTCCAATCCATCGGATTAACTTCAACAAATTGTGAATGCATCTCAATCAATTCAGGACCATCTGAATACTTAGAAGCTAATTGAATAATCTTCTTATACAAATTCGCTAACCCTGTCTCAGCAAATATTCTAACAATCAATGCTAGTTTCTCTTGTGATGCCGACATAATAGCTTGTGTACCAGTTGCTGTTTTATTGAATACATTTTTATCAATACCTTGTGTCATTTTACTAACACCTGATCTTGATTCTGCAATATCATCAACGTACTGTAAAAGATTAAAGGTTGAATCACCAATACCAGAAGATGGTAAGGACATAATAGATTCAGCTGGTGAACTTCTCATTCTAATAAAGTTACCAGGGTTTGTATCTAATAAATCATTTACGTCAACTACTTTAGAAATATCTACTGCTTTAGATGGATTGATATTAAAGGCATAAGAATCCAACATAGCTCTCATTAACATAGACTTTAATAATTGTAAATCAGTGACAATATCTGCCATTGAAATACCATTAAACTTATGAGATTGAGGGAATGGACTTGTTGTAACAAATGGTTGAATATGTACTTCTTCATTTACTAAAACTGTACTACCAACTTTCGTTACTTTTCTTTGTTCAGCAATACCATCACCATCGAAATCTACTTTAAAATATGCTTCTGTTACCCAAACTAATCTAGTTGAAGGATCAGCATTAATTTCATCATCGTTGGCGGATGAGTAATTACCATCTTGATAATCTCTTGTTAATTTTTCTGATGAATAATCAGTTGGAGCATCTGATCCATCGTTAATATCGTCTGGAATCTTATAACCTTGTTGTCTTAACCAACTAATACTTTTCTTTACTCTATGACAAACGAATGGTGCATCATCTAAATTTAATGAACGTGATAATTTAGAAACAATTACTTCTTCTACAGGAACATTTTCAATCTTAATCGAACCACCTGTTGATTTAAGTTTTCTTTTAATTGTTACGTCGTGCTTAGTTGAAATAGGTTGTTGTGATACAGGATCGACTATTGTTGTTTCGTCGTGAGTTAATACTTCTACATTTTGGTCTTGAACCAATAAAGTTAATTCTAAATCAGTTAAATCACTATACTCTTCACGTTCAAATGAATCTGATTTATCATAGTAAATCTTTAAGAAACCATTTTTCTGTAATAGAGCATCTTGGAAAAAGTCATGAAGAATTAAGAACCCAGGATTCTCTTTGTTAATAACATAGTTTGCATATGCTGTTGCCATCTCTGCTGATTCTTTATATTCAGGTTTACTAGCATCAAATTTGATAGTATCAGATGTTGAAAATATTTTCATAATCTGTGGTAATGCCCAAGAGATTGTTTCAAATACTTCTGAAGATACATATGTACTTCTACCTTTCTTTTCATTACCGTAAGGTTGTTTATTATAATACTTTAATGCTTTGGTTCTTTCAGCAGAAATCTTATCATTATAATTAGTTGATTGAGAAAGTTCTCTATCAATATATTGAACCAATGAATCGGCAGTAATTTTCTTTGCCATCTTATTATCCTATAGTTGTATTTTATATTCTACTTGGTGAACTTCACCTTGAACTTTACTTATTGTCTTAGCATATCCTTTTCTCTTACTAGCCCACCTCATTTCTGTACAGTTTAATGATCTTGCAAGATCCTTAATATCGTCCATGTATTTATCACCCATATTAGAACCATCTCCATAAACAGTCCATGCCCAAAATATATTTATACCGTATTCACATTTAGTATAAAAAGTTAGACAATATTTGTTATTATCTCCAATGAGAAAGGCAGTTGTTCCAGTATATATAGCATTGATAATATCAACTGGATTCCAACGTTCTTTACCTTTATTCTTTACAATCTCTAGTGAGTTTAAAAGTATTCTTAAATCTTCTGAATTATTTAAATCACCGTATCTAATTTTACCACCCATAATCTCCATCTCTGTTCCTTAATTTATCCCAGTTATTATCAATAAAATCGTTTCCAATTTCGTATGCAAATGTAAGTGCCATAGCATCTGAAATATCTGGAGAACGTTTTAACCGTTTCTTTACATCTACTTTGGATTCTAATAATAGTCTACCATTTAAATCGTGTTTGTAACCGAATGATATTAAATCCGATTCAACTATGTCTTCATCAGGAATTGATACTTCTCTTTCTAACCAATCTCTTAGATTAGCATACATTTCACAACGTTTATTGGCATATTTGTTATCAGTAGCTTTACTACCAAAGTTTATTTCTTCCGATTGATAACCTCTTAATCTTAATATAGCCGCAACACCAGCACCATATCCACCTGTAGCATCGATGAATATCTTTGATGGTTTCTCTTGGTTAATAATATTTATCAATTGGTCAGCTACTTCTTCATTTTTCATCTTTTCAAATAGTTTATACTTGTATATACAATCACCTCTTCTCCAAATTATACAAGTCTTATCATTTCCCATTGAGGCAACGTCAACCCCTAATATAAGAGGGAATGAATAATATAAATGCTCATCAATCTTTCTCTTTCTAGCATTTATTACCGTTTCAGATGGTATGAATGAATCAGTATCATATCCAGAGAATGCTTCAGTTGCAGAAATAGGATATTCATTCTTAAACTTCTTTTCACCTAATTGTCTGATAGTTAATCTACGCCAAAGTAATTGTTCATCAGATAATTTATAAAGTTTTTGGTATTCTAATTCATCATCTTCAAATACCATATTATCAGGCACTTTTGTGGTACAAGATGGGTCAACTGTCCAAGGAATAAAAATTGGCAGATAGCCATTAGTCCCTGATTCTGCATCTATCCACATTTCGTAAAACATTGTGGAAATATCAGTAGCGGTTGATTCAATAATTATTTCGGTTCCATCAACATCTGCAACTGCTCTCATTAAACCTGAAGCAATTTCTCTTGAGTTAGGCCAAAATGCAATCTCTGAACAATGCAAATAATGTATTGTATCACCTCTACCAGTATTAGATGAACCAGCTGTTGCTACTACAATACTACTATCTAAATTCTGAAACTCTAATTCTCTAGCATTATTAGCTTTAATCTTAGGTTTGAAATAATCTGGTAAATTATCATAAAAACGTTTATAAACTCTAAATATAGCTGACGTTGAATCAGATACATGAGTAATTACTGCTGCCCTTTTATGAGGATTAGTAGATGTTTTATGAATAAATCTAGCTGCTGAATAGGTTGAAATACCAAGCTTTCTTGATTTAAGGATAATAACTCTAACTCTACCTTCATTTCTAAGTTGTTCTTCAATCTTTTGATGGACAAGTATCTGTTGGTTATTAAGATTAAAATCAGCCAATTCACCTGAATTAGTTACAACCTTTAAACATACTTTAGAATAATTAACTAAATCATCTTTGATTTTATTCCAGATAGTAGTTAGTAGATTATTGGTCATCTAATTTATTCTTCAACGTTAAAAGGTCTTCAAAGTTAGCTGATATGTTATTATTGACATTTTGAGTTTCACTTTGTCCTAATGCAACTTTACCTAAATGAATTAAAAGTTTAGTTTGTTGTTTATGCTTATCATCTAAGGCTATTTCTACTTGTTTCTCTAAAATTGATTTAGCAAAACACGCTTTACCTTCATTAAATGAATCTACATAATCTTGATTATGTCCAAAAGTAGTAAGACCAATACCAAAGTAATCTGCCACTTGTTGTTGTGACATAGAAATACTAGCTAACTTTTTAATTTCATCAAGATCAATTGGTATTCTGGATTTAGTTGTTCTTCTTTCGTAAGCTCTTTCTAATCCTTCTCTGGTCATATTTGGTTTATTTAAAATAAATTCTTCCATAGTTGTTATACCTTTTTTAGTCCTGTTAATCTTTTGAATAAATCACTATTAGTTTTATCAATAGGATTAAATGCCTTAAAATTTCCACTCTTGTCATAAAGCATTGTGCCTTTGATGCTACCTGTTATTAATTGTCCTTTATTATCATAATACATTTCCTTGTTCATTCTTAATCTCCTTTAATAATCTTTCTCTTTCACGTCTTTTTTGTTGTGATTCAGCCATTGCTAATCTATGGGATGCTGACTTTGATTTTCCTTTTGAAGCTAATGACATATTTGTTTTATGTTCTTCAGATTTGTTTTTACCTTTACTACCATGTTCTTTTTTGATATGTTCTGTCATATTCTTTCCTTTAAACGTTGTTTCTGAGATTCTGTTAATTTTGGTCTAAATTTCATTAGTTTCTTAATCATAATTTCACCATTTTATTATCTCTATGAATATAGTTTTATTTATACTGCTTTTAAAAAATATTTATTTAATTAAAAAAGTCCTCAGATTATTTATCTGAAGACTTTTGATATTTATTTTGATTTCTTCTTTATGATGGAATCTTTGGATGGTTCTATATAATAATAATCTGAAGTATGTCTTCCAAGATTAATTATGTTCAAATCCATCATATAGTATTTGTTTTGGTTGAAAAAATATGCTTTACTTTTTGGGTCTTGTTTTTCTTCTGTTTTCATTTTAGTTCTCCTAATTCTAACAATAATAATCACCATATCTTTCTAGTTCATTATAAATGTTTTTCAATTCCCTTTCTCTTTCATCCATAATTTCTTCTTTACGTTGTAATATTTTTAAACGAGTAACAAACTTTTGATATGTTTCATCACGTTTTGAAGTATAGTATGTGATGATAGATTCTTCTTCTTTTGCTTTAGTTGCTTCTTTCAATTTACGATTATAATCTCTTAATACTCTTTCTAAAGACCAAAGTTCTTCATCATATTCTATTTCATTATCGTTATAATCATAATATGTTTTTAAATACGCCATTCTATTTCTCCATTTAATTATATTTCTATTTTACATTTATTTATATCTTTTATTTATAAGTGGGATGTTTTAAGTCCCACTTTTTTATAAAATCAATTACATATTAGCGTATTTTTTAAAACTTTGTAATGCTGCTTTATCAGCTCCTTTCATTGAAACCATATTATAAATATCAATCTTATGTGTTAAATCCCATTCTTTAATAATTCCACCAATTCTGCAAGTATTATAACTTCTTTCACCACGAGTTAAACTATCAACTAATTTCAAAACGTTTTTGTAACTATGAGTTTCTTTGAAATCAGTATTTGATGAAGATACATATTCAGTCTTAGTATATACTTTTACTTCGTCTTGGAATTCTTCCAATAATTTAATATCTAATTTAATTATTTCAGATACTTTCATAACTGTTGAAGCTAATTTAGCTTTTGAAGATAATCCATTTGATTTATGAGTAACGAATTCTTCTTTTCCTTTAACAGTAGCTGGTAAGTAGAAAAATGATTGTAATCCTTTTTTACTCATATCAATACCACTAAATTTAGCGTTTGGATATTTTGATAATATTTCTTCTTTCTTCTTTGTTGTTCCGTTTAAAGGTAACGTATAGTAACCATTTTTTTCAATTAAGCTTAATAGATAATCAAAACATTTACTATGTGCTTCAATATCCATAAATTCATTTACATAAACTATTACTCTATATTTGTCATGCATTAAATCAGCACCTGCTGTACTATATAATGTAAAGGCAATATTATTTGATTTAAGAATTTCATAACAAACTTCATTACTCATATCACCATCATCAATATCTAAAATAACAGCTGTAGCTCCTAATACATTTTCTTTATTTCTACCTTTTAAGATAATATCATCTTTCCAAATAGTCGCGTTGAATAAATTATTATCTGATTTACCATTGATAATTTTATCTTGTTTTGTTCTTAAAAATTCATCAACTGAGAATGGGGTTCTTAAACAATTATCAAATGGTTTTGTACTATACATTGCTTCATACAAATTTACTTGCATATTGATATAGTTTTTTTCCACTTTATCATCAGCTTTGGTTATCATTTTTTCAATTTTAGTTTCCAAAGCTTTTTGGTCTCTAGATTCATTACGGTTATATGTTACTGGTGATGATGGTGGTAGTGATTTAACTTTACATCCTGGGAATTTCTTTGCTAATGCATCTCTTGTTTTATCATCTGCGACAAACCAAACTACGTCATCAGTAGCATTTGGGTCTCTTAATGAAGAACGACACATAGTTTGATAAGCATTTGAAAACATTCTATCGTTGTCAATATCTTCAGTTGATAATCCTAATAAACCTAATGTGTTTTTTTCATCAGGAGAAGCATTACATGCTGCAATGATAATACCGTAATTATAATGTGAATACTTATTTTCACCCATATTAATCATGCTGATTTTTTCAACACTGTCTTCGATGTCTAACATACGAATCTTTGTATTATCAACTTCTTTTTCAAATAATTTATTATTCGTAATCAATAAAGTTTCAGATTCTTCTGGTATGTGTTTCATACAGGTATTTACATAATGCTGGGTTGTTGATATTGGGAATTCGTCACCATTAAATATATAACTTTTTTCACCTTGACTAATACTAAATGGTTTAGGTTGCATCGATACTAACGTTAATCTTTTACCATTTGTATGAGTAGTATATCTGAATTTAGTAATATCTTTGCTTGGTAAGAAAGTAGTTTCATACAAATTTGTATAAACTTTATAAAGTAGTCTTGTTTCAAAATCAGCACCCATAATTGTAGTTTTAGAAAATGATTTGAATTTTTCAGGTGGTGTTATCATTATGAAATTCAATTTATTACTTTTGTCAGCTTTTCTTTCTTCTAAAGTCAAATGGATATTATCTGTGATAGATTTTTTAACAACAATTTTGTCCCAAGATGATTTAGTAACCAATACATCATTGTTATTAAT